GATCACCTGGTGAGCCTCAGCCATGCTCTCGGTCAGAGTTGCCTTAGCTTCTCCAAAGAACTGAAGGGTCATGTTGTTGACCTGGTCTTCAATAGCTAGTACAATTACCCGGTCAAAGCCGTAAAACTTGATCAGGGTCTGCACGTCCATCAAGGCCTTGAGGCTAGAAGTACAGGCTGTGGCGTCAGTTGCCGTGTGATCAATCTCTCCGCACTGCGCAGCAACGCGACCAGCGTAGATCTGGGTCAAAGACAGCGGAAGGACCTTGTAGTTGTAGGTCCATTCATTTTCACGATTGAGTTTGGCGCCCTCGTTGGCAAAATTGCTGTTGCCGGCTGCCAGGATGAAGGCTGTCTTGCCTGTCTGGGTATCTTGGAGAAGCTTTAAAAGCGCGGGGTCCAGGACCTTTTCAGCTACTTTGTGGGCTGGGTTGATCAGGCCTGTCTTGATTCTGTCGTAGCTCTCAGGAAAAAGGTGAACCTTTTGGGGAAAGGTATGGTTCTGAAAAAGAGTTGTTTCCTCAGTGCTGGCAGTTCGGCTTTCAGTGAGGAAAATTCTCATACAAACCACTCCCTTGCTTGGGCTAGATCGGCCGGCTGTCGGCGTCCCCATTCCTTTAGGAAGTCAAGCAATTCTTGAGGCGTGGTTCCCATCATCTCTTTGCTTTTCTCGTCCTCTACGTCGTAGATCTCGCAAAGATAAACCACACACATGAGCATGTCAAGGCTGTCTAAGCCAGTCTCCTTGAGGATCATTTCCATGGAGTCAATGTGCCGAACTTCGCTGTTAAACGGCCTGGCTTTCTTAGCTACTTCATTCAGCAGCTCAATAAATTCTTGATCGGTCATTAGTCCACCATTTGTACAAAGCGTTGTGCCCAGGTACGCCAGTCGGTAAATGCAAATGGATCAGGAACGTTTTTCTGACTTAGCCCTGAAATAACGCAGAACTGTAATGCCCATTCTTGCCACTTGTCCTCATCGTCTAGCCTTGAGAGCGCTCCATAGGTTGACAGATCCATAACGATCTGATCGGCCCAGTCGCGCAATCCGATTATAACAGGTTGCGTGATCACGTGGAACCCCCTGCAACGCCACCAAGCATATTTCCATCGGCTTCACCAACGTGGGCAATGACCTGACCCATCTGGTAGTCACCGTTGATGGTGTTTGAGGTGAATTTAAACCGCAGTTCGCGGCGTTCTTCTTTGAACCAAACCACCTGTTCGTAGGGGGTAGCTGGGTCAGCAAAGATCGTGCGTTCAGGACCAGGGACCTCAAGCGCCTTGGCGTTGGCCCTTCCTGTCAGCTGGACCGTCATGTTTTCAGACTGTATAAAATCAGGCTCAATGGCTTCAACACGGATCCACTTGTTCTTTGAACCTCCAGAAGGAGTCAGCATGCTCATGTCAGCTGTCTCAAAGAAAGAAGGAACCGCCGTGATGAACTGGCCATCAATCTCGTTCACGTCATGCTCGTGCTGCCAGACCTTGTAGCCTTCTTCAGGGACCGTGACGCGCTGATCGTCGTTCTGTGTGATCCGAAGGTCTCCGGCTTCTGTGATCCGGTTGTTTGACACAAAAGTAGACGTTTGTAGGCCGCACAGAAATGGTGCAGCATACAAAGGAGACCACTCCCCAGCCGTCCGTCCACCGTTAGGCAACTCGGTGTCATACCAGGTATTCTCACGGAGGTTGTAAATGATGGCATGGGTGCACTCTGTCGCATCACCGCGTGGATAGCACCACCAGATCTCGCCGTATCTAGGAACCTTGTATGCCCAAACTTTTTGGGCAGCAGCCCTGTTCAAGCCATCGTAGAAGTAGTTGATGTTCAGGTTGTTGGGGATCTCACGAACCACGCCGTTGAACATCAGCATGCGGTCTGTTCCTAACCAGAAGTACTGGCCGTCGTACTCAATGACTGAGTTGGCAGAAAGGATACTGGAATATGGGCTAATCGTGTCAAACTGGAAGACCTCTGTGCCTCCCACAAAGGAAGCACGGATAACAGCGTCTGCGCTCCAAAAGAGGCCCGCTGGCGCGTTTCCTGGACCACCCCTAAGGGCTAGGCCACGAACAATCTTTTGACCTGCTACGCGCGCACTTCCTGAGCCTGAACCGGTCAAGTCTGTTGGGGCTCCAGCAACCGACCATCCTACAACGCCGTCGTTTCCAAAGTACATCAGATAAGGATGCAAGGCGACCACGCCACCAGTCACGCTGACGCCAGCAGGAAATGTCGTGATTTCCGTCAGGGCGCTTGTTCCCGTCATAGAGCCAATGAAGATCTGACCGCCGTCCGTGTTGCAAAGGCAACCGGCATTGGGAGCCACTTGGGCAACGATCATGTTGGCAGCCGGAATAGACTGCGTGTCATAGATCACGTCAAACTGCCAAAGGTTTTCTTCGCTGGCCACGTACGTAATTGGCGTGCGGTCTGTGATCAGGCTTGAGTTGCCACTTTGGTCAATGGTAAAACGCTCAACAAAGCTAGCGCTTCCAGAGTGAAAGTAAGTCAGGCCATTCTCGGTGAAGGTCTTGACCCCACGGCTGATCTCGGTCAAGTAGCGATTGATGACGGTATAACCTCCAACCTTACGTGGAAGGCCACGTTGCCAACGGACCCATTGGCCGTCGACATGATAGTCGCCCTCGTACCTGGTGCCATCACGCTTGATGCCAGGCAGCGACTTAAGGACGATTGGAGTTGTTGCCATTAGTAAGTTCCGCCCTGGATTGGATCAAGGCCCAAGGAAACTTGAGCAGCGGCTTGGGAGGCGGCAGTAAACACCGCAATACCAGTTGAAGTACCACCCAGATTGATCAAGGCATTTCCTGCCGTAGTGGCTCCTGTACCGCCATCAGACACGCTGATAGGAACAGCTACGCCTCCAGTATCCGCAGCAACCACGTTGGTTCCGTCAGAATACAAGATGGCTCTTGAGCCCTGGTTGATTGTGTAACCAGCAGCAATCGAAGTCTTTATGGTAAGAGTGTAAGGGCCGGTTGTGTTGTTAGCAGCCCAGTATTGCTGGACTGTTTGCGGAACAATGACAGTACGGTTGCCTGTCAAGACGCCTGTGAAGTTGTAGGCGATCCTGTTTAATTCGCTGCCTGACAAGGTGTAGTTGCCTGTTCCTGCCACGCTGATTGACGTGTAGTCAAAGGCAAAGACGGGCGATTGGCCATAGCCAAGTGTGTAGAAGTTAAGACCATCTGTGAAGATGATGGCAGAATCGCCAGGCTGGAAGGTAAGGGTAGAAGATCCGTTGATCGTCTGGGAACCAGGAGGATCAACTAAAAGTGCGCCAGTGCCTTCATTGCGAAGCTGGAAGAACCAATTGTTTCCAAGTGTGCCTGCAGTTGCCATGGTAAGGGTACCAGCGCCTCCATTCCAGATAAATGTCTTGGCCCGGTCATCTACGCCTGCTGTATAGTTACTTCCAAAGAATGTGACCGGCATGGCCAATGACAAAAGGGAGCCAATGGCAATCAGTCCAGTGCCAGCTAAAGAAGCAGCGTTTGCAGTGGAGACAGCTGCACCAAACTGGAATGCAAGCCAGGTGCCACCAGCCGTCGTGTTGTTGGTCAGGTAGATCTGCCAGACTTGGCCGGCAGTAGGAGCTGCTATCTGCGTTCCAGCGGCATTCCTAATGATAAAGGAATTGGAGCCAACGTTGTTGAACAGAATGGCTTGGCCAGTCGATGCCTCAAGAGCGCTTGGCAAAGTCAGGCTCCAAGGACCTGCAGTGGCCGTCACATCCATGATGCCGGCGATCAAGTTTGTCGAAGGAGCAGTCTCAAGCGCCCAGTCAAAAGTCGTGTTGGCTGTAAGGCTCACTGTGGCGTAGCTGATCTCTGCAGGAGAGATGTTGCTGCCGCCAAAGATGTTGGTGTAGGTGGTCATGTTAGGCCTCGTTTCTCACGGCACCACGGTCTAGGATCTTGCTCATGTCTTCGCCTTGCAACGCTTGCGCAGCTGATTGATACATGGCTTGCCAGACAGGGATTCGTTCGTCGTTTTTCAAGAATGGAGTTGCTTCTAACAGGGTTGCATACAGCAGCAAGTTAGGAGCATACTGAGTGAGCCAGTTGGTCTGGGTGTTGTCGTCCAACAAGACAGGCAACTCATAGTACAAGATCTCAATTGGGTAGGCAGAATTTGGCGTTGGCGCAATGATCCAATTGGTGTAGTTGTAGTCGCCGTAGAACACCGGCTCATCAACCAGCGTGTCATTGGGCCAATAGCTTCTGATGTACTCGTAGGCTCTTGAGAATAGCTGGACGCGGGTATTGCTGCCTGTACTGGTTCCGATGTTCATCGAGATGGTCTCGCGCCAGCGATCTGGTTTAGCAAGGACCGCAACGCCAGCCTGCAAATTAGTCACGACGACAGTCTGGAAGCCTTGAATCTTCAGGTCGCGGCTGATGCGGCGCTCTGCAAAATTGATCAGGCTTGGAATCTGAGCATAGACCAATGGGTCCGTGACGACAGATGCCCCACGTTCCAGGTAGCTGCGGACGTCGTTTTGCAGCGACGCAAAGGTCATTGCTTGTGGCATTAGATGTTCCTCTCAAAGTGAGGGCAGTCCACCAGGCTCTTAAAGTTTCCGCCCCAACGATTCTTGGGGTATAGGCTTTCCCAGTAGGCGCCCAAGGGAGCAAGGATTGCCTTGTCCCAGATGATGTTGCCATCTTTGAAGAAGTTCAGGTCAATTGCGCAGCGCTTCAAATGAATCGAGTTCATGGTCTTGCTGCGGCCTGTCTTAACGTAGATGGCTTGTTGTTCAGGTGTCCGCTGTAGTTCGCCGCCGGTCACCATGAAGCCTTGTTCTGTAGCGTATTGGATCAGCTTGCAAGCATCTAACAAGAATGCTGCTTGTTCTTGACTCAGGCTCATTCTTTGCCTCCCTTACGCATCTCCATGACCTTCTCAACGGTGCGCCCGCCAAAATAAGCGGTCATCACTAACATGCCCCACTGACCCAGCAGCGAGACGTATGATTCGCTGATCTTGTATCCTGCCCCATCAAGCAAGGCAAAAATGAGGTAAGCCGTCAGCAGGTAGACCAATGTTCCAGGGCGAACGTTCTTTGACAACCAAGAATCGGAAGCCATGTCAGCTTGCCAACGTTTTGACACATTGTCTTCTTGATTGGCTTGGGCAGCCAACAAAGCTTTCAATTCTTCTTGTTCAATTCTTGCTTTTTCAATGCCCAATTCAAGCAAGCGCTCTTCATGGTCGTACTGCAGCTGGCGAAGCTTTGACACTTCTTCAGGGCTTGGATTGTCGCTGATCTTGACGCCAAGAGTTTTCTCAACAACTTCCTTGCCTTTAGCTTGGAGCGCAGACGACAAAAGACCCAGGCCATTTTCGGCAAGGGTCCCTAAAAGTGATGCTACGATTGGAATCATTTTTTCCCCATCTTTTCACGTTCTTCAAGGAGTCTAACCTTGACTTGCAATTCGTTGATGTGCTGCATCAATGCTTCTTTTTGAACGGCTCTTCGTTCTGCAGAGATTGGGCTGTCTGTTGGGACACCCTCTTTGGTTATCAATGCAGGCATTGCGCCTTCAATCCTGGTCAGACGTGTAGAGAAGTCATTCACCTGACCCAAAAGCCAAGCCAAAGAAGCCACAATGATGGGAATGACTGCTTTTAGAACATCTGCCCAATTCATCACTTAGCTCCTTGAAACCAATGGATAATGTAGCCGCTAACGGAAGAGATCGCAGACACGATCATCATGCCGGCCCAAAAGCCGCCACGACCCTTGTTTGCAAGGGCTAAAAGTTCCTCCATTCCTGCTTCAAGTTTGTCAACCTTCTTGTCAAGGTCTTGAACTTTCTGCAGGAGTGAACCGTACTCCACTAAATCGATGTCTGCGCTCATACTTATTCCGCTGCTGGTGTCTCGGGCTTTTGCTCTACTTGAGCATCGGCCTGCTGTTTAATTTTCATGACCAACGGGAAAGCGCCTGTCTTAGTGGGCAAATCGCCCATGACCTGCAAAATCGCGTTGACTTCGTCAACTGTCAGTTTTAATGTCAGTTCCATTTTTTTCTCCAAAAGTTGCCACCAAAATAGGGTGGTGGCTTCCCCAAAACATTATGCTGCAGCTGATTGC